AATTACTATTAGGTACTCGTCAAAAGATAACTCCATATGGATATAAAATATTACTATTAGGTAATACACTACAAGTATTACCAGATGGTGCAGCATTTACACCTGGCAACAATACATTAGATACACCTGCAGGTCCTAATAGTGAGGTTATATGGGAAAGCTTTTTAAATGTATACGGTACTGTTAGACCGGGTATCAGTCAGATATGGTTACAAAACCCATATATGGATACTGATATTGTAGGTACTATAGCATTTAACCCAACAGATGATAGATTATTAATATATAACATTGATACTGATACCTTACCGGCCAACACTATGGATGCAGTTGATAGCGTTATAAATCCATTGCAAAAAGGACCTAGCACTCCTAGTGAAGAAAATGGATTACCTGAACCTGTAATTGGTCAGCGTTATTTGATTGTTGAAGATATCGGTAGTGATAACAATATTGAAACATCAAACGCATGGGGTAACTTAGTTGCACATGCAAATGACATTATTGAGTTTGATGGTACTAATTGGATAGTAAGTTTTAATTCTACGATAATTAGCGATATTCAATTTGTTACTAACTTAACCACTGGTGTACAATATCGTTTTGATGGTATGTCATGGATGAAAGCGTATGAAGGATGGTATGCTCCAGGAGATTTTAGCATAGTGATTTAAACAGATAAATTACTATATGCACAAAAATATTTCAGCGGGCGTATTCTTCTATTGTTCCCAAACTAAACGATTGCTATTCTTATTAAGAAGCGATGAAAAGAACATTGGTAATTGGGGACTGCCCGGTGGAAAGCTTGAAGAAGGTGAAACACTAATAGAAGGTGTTGAACGTGAGTGCAGTGAAGAAATTAACTTCTTTCCAGAACATGCAAAACTAATACCTATACAGAAATTTGTGAATAACACATTCACTTATCATACATTCTTTTGTATCATTGAGAATGAATTCATTCCTATATTAAATGAAGAACATGTAGGTTATGCTTGGGTAGATTATAGAAGATATCCTAAACCACTACATCCTGGTTTATTCAACACAGTAAACTTTGAAGTGGTTCAAGAAAAGATACAGAAGATAATAAAAAAAGCGACCTAAGTCGCTTTTTTTTATTATGTTGATATTAATCGTTGTTTTCAACTGATACTTTTTCATAATCAGTACCAGGAGTAGTACCAGCAGCCGCTGTAGTAAAGAATGACAACAAATACTTAGTATCTGAAAAGTCTAATGCCCATTTGTTTGTCATAGTAGAAAAACGAATTGGGTCTCCGTTATTATCAGTTGCAGTGATTGTCATGTCATCATCTGCTAAACTATCATCAGCAACATCAGCCAATGTACATACACCGGTATTTACACCGTCAGTGACTAAGTACTTACGTTTTGCTTTTTGACGTAAGATATACCCGTCTGCTTCTGCGTTTGCGCCAATCTTTACACGTACTACTACGTTAAGACTTACGTTATTTCCACCAACTACTCCTATTCCGTTACCGTTAAATCCGTTATCTGTTGTACCGTCATTTGGGAATCCGATATCGATTGTTGAGTCTTTTGCTATTTTAAGTGGTCTTGCCATTTGTTTTCTCCTTGAATATTGTGGGTTCTATCCACTACGCGGGGGGACCGCATAAACTCCCCGAATTGAGAGTGTATTATATATTTATCTAATTACCTAGCAATTGGTACCGGAACGCCTACATTACCGGCTACATCAACTCCAACTGTTATTTTATAGACACCGAAGCCATCTGTAATATACAATCCATCTGCCCCACCTAATAGTTGCCAGTTAGGTGCTGTTGGCCAGTTAGAAGTATTTGCATCAGATGTATCTTTAATCACAACACTAGCTAAGTATGCATTTCTAAAGAATGAACTACCTAATGCTTCATCCTCACTATCACCCAAGTTAGTAGTAAAGTCGCTTACTGGAATAAACGAATGTGAGTTAGGTGCTGTTGAATCATTCTTTGCTAATACTATTGCATCCGTGTTAGCAGTATTTGCTAACTGGGGAGCTCCAAAGCCTGCAGCTTGTAATGGTACTATCCCTACTAATGCATCAAATACTAATATACCTGAACCTGAATGTGCAGGCTTATCAAGTATACTGAATCCAGTAGGATCAGTCGATATATACATATTGGTCACTGAACCATCTAATATCAAAGCATCAGTTGAATTTATACTATTTGTGCCTGATATACGTAATGAAGTTAAGTTACCTACACTAGTAATATTACTTTGTTGTGCTCCTGTAACATATCCAGCATACGCAGAATAGTTTGCGTTTGCTACGTCACCGCTAATAGCATTTCCATCAATACCGGTTATGTTGCTACCATCACCATACAAGTAATTTGCAGTTACAATATTAACTGTTTCGATGTTACCGATATTAGCATTACCGGTTACTTCTAACACTGTTAGATTACCAAGACTAGTAATGTTAGGCTGTGCATTTACTGAAACAGTATTTGCAATATCAGCGTTAGATACTGCACCTAATATGTTACCTGCAGGCAAGTTTATTAAATTAGCACCGCTACCGATAAAGAAGTTAGCAATAACTGCATTACCTAAGTTAGCATTACCACCAGTAATATTACCAGTTACTGTCAAGTTTGTTAAGTTACCTACACTAGTGATATTAGGTTGTGCATTAGTTGTTAGCGTACCAGTCATTAAGGTTACTGCTAATGTGTTTGTAGAATTGTTAAATGTAAAGTCTGCACTACCAGTAAATGCACCACTTACATTAAACTGTACAGAATTTGCGTTAGAGTCAGGAGATTGAGCCGATACCCAAGTTAAATTGCCGGTTCCATCTGTTCTTAAGAATTGACCATTTGCTCCACCCGTAATATTAACATTACCTACATTACCCAGTGTGGTAATACCTGATACAGTTAAGTTAGATAATGTACCTAAACTAGTTATATTAGGTTGAGCATTATCATTAACTGTATTTGCAACTAATGCAGAATTAGCAGAGCCTGCATATGACGCAAAGTTTGCATTTGCAACTTGTCCTACATTAGCGCCATTGATATTAGTTAGATTAGCACCACTACCAACAAAGAAGTTAGCAACAACTGCATTTGCACCACTTAAATTACCTGCAGTGATATTACCAGTGACAATTAAACTTGTTAAGTTACCCACACTAGTAATATTAGGCTGTGCGGCTGTTGTAATAGTACCTGCTATGTTAGCTACTGTTAATGTATTTGAACCACTATTGAAAGTGAAGGCTGAACTTGCACCAAATGCACCAGCATCATTAAATTGAATTTCGCTATTAGCACCGCCGGGTGTGCCACCACCACCACCAGGTGTAGCCCATGTTAAAGTACCTGCACCATTTGTTCTTAAGAATTGACCACTAGTACCGCCGGGTATCTTAACGTTAGAAACGCTAGCTGTCTGTAGTATACCATTAACAGTTATATTTGGTACGGTTGCTAAGAAATTTATAGGATCATATGTTAATGCGGCGTCGCCACCGAATGACCCATTATTGTTGAATTGAATGAATGTGTTTGAACCGCCCGGTGGTGTAGAAGTAGCTAATGCCGGCTCCCATGATAGTCCACCTAATCCATTAGTAGTTAACACATAACCATTAACACCACCTGAAATTCTAACATTGGCTGCATTACCTAAATAACTAATACCATCTACAGCTAATGTGCTTAGATTACCAATACTAGTAATGTTAGGCTGTGCGGCTGTAGTTAATGTACCGCTTACTGTATTTGCAGTTACTGATGCAACATTGATAGTGTTGGTTGAAAGATACAAGTTACCTGTTATACTAACACCATTAGTGTTAGATGAAATATTTTGTGTTCCTAAGTTGATTGTAGTTCCACTTAGATACAAATCTCTCCACTTAAGTGAACTAGAACCCAAGTCAAAAGTTTCATCAGATGAAGGGACTAGGTTAGATTGTACACGACTTGTAACTCTAAGATTACCTACGTTTGCTAAACCAGTACTGAATAAATTACCGACGTTAGCATTACCTGTTACTGCTATTCTACCTGAAATATTAGCGTTGCCACCAGTAATGTTTCCTGTAATAGTTGCATTATTAGCTACAATAATACTAGTGAATGCACCTGTGTTAGGTGTACCTGCACCCACTGTACCGTTATGTGGACCTATCAAATTACCGTATATATTACCTGATGTAACATTAATATTACCGGCGTTAGTAAGTTCGCCGGTAACTTCATTGTATACAAAGCCGGAACTACCACCAAAGGTAGTACCACCTTGATTGTATTGAATTTGACTGTTAGCACCACCTGGTGTTCCAGAAACAACGTTGCCAGTTAAGAATGCTGCCCAAGTTAAGTTACCTGTACCGTCTGTTTGTAATATATAACCGTTAGTACCGCCGCCTAACTTAACGTAGTCAGCATGACCTAAGTGAACATTGACATTATTATATTGACTAGTATTACCAGGCTGTTTAGCGTTTCCACCTGCATTAACCCACTCTAAGTTAGTAGAGTTTGCGATGTTTTTAGCAACAACTAACTGCCCGGGAACAACGTTTGATAAATTAATATTGCCGTTACCAGTACCTGTAATTTTTCCGAAACTTAAATTACTAACCTCAGTGAGAATTTCTGTTTGTGTAGTAGTACTTGAATTAGCGGCAGGATGTATTACAGGATCGTTACCTATATATATACGCCTGTCATCAGTTGCAAAACCGATCTCCCCGATATCTAATTGGGGTAAGTCAACGTTTGCACCTGTACGGTGTTGAATTTTGGAGATTTGTACGATAGCCATAGTATAATCTTTATATGATTATACTATTTATCAACTATTATAGGAACTGTGAATAGTATTTGTCTAAACGTTCAAACCAGACAGTAGAATATTTGTCGAACTCAGAGCCTTCTAAGATAAACTCCTGATAGATATTGTCAGCAGAACACATGAAAATGACACCTTTACGTATCTTTGTACCGTGTACTTCATTATGTGCGTTAGCATAGGCTGCTAATTGAACAAAGTAGTCTTCGATCCACTCACGCTTTTTAGGTTTATTAGTTTGTTTATGATCCATGATAGCTTCATTGCCATCATGTATACCTACTAAGTCTGTCGTCCCTGCATAAATCTTCGGAAAGTAGAGCGGCACTTCTGTACCCCACCATTCACTGCAGTTAACAAGACCTTGATTAATGATAGTTTGCGCCATAATATGGCTTTGCAAGCTATACGGATTGCTTCCGGGCTCACCTGTTGCTCCTGTCTTAATATAATTCTCAAGCCATTTGTGCATTCGTGTTCCACGGCCTGCGGCTTCAGTTGTAATCTCTTGTGCTTTTTGATGTCCTACTCGGTTACGCCACTCTTGCAAAGCTTTTTTACTTTCTTCACTTTTAGTAGCTTCTAATACAGTAGTAACACTGGGTAGTTTTTCACCATCCGGAGTAGCATAGCGGCGTTTGCCGTCTACTTCCACTCTACTCATGGGAACGTAGTTATATTTATTTGGTATGTACATATGGTAATTGTACTACACTTTTACATGTAATACAATCTAAAAGGTCAATTTAATGCTTTGTTTGCCATTTGTTTACGAATTTTTTCGTTTTCGTCCGGGCTCGGATCTGGTCCAATTTGTTCATCGCCCTTAAATGTAACTGTGTCATCGTTAATATCAGCTATGATATTTTTAAGTGGCTCTTTTTTTACGATATCAAAAAGATCAGATTTGCCTAGTGCAACACCCTGATCTTTTAACATTCTTAAGAATTCGTCTGTTGATAATGGTTGTTGCGAACCTTGAAATAGGCTTTTAAGTTGACTAGTAACTGCCGTCAACTTAACACGCAACGGATCATTATCCGCGAATTCGTATATTCTCATTTTAGCGTTTAGCTCTGCCGACTGGAGATTCTGGTTCTTCTTCAGGCTCTTCTGGTAATTCAGGACCAGCATCTGCTCCCATATCACCACCGACTTCAAGGTCGTCACCTGACATGTCTTGCCCGCCCATATCAGCACCCATGTCACCACCCATGTCACCACCCATGTCACCACCCATTTCTCCACCACCGAAACCACCACCTTGACCAGTGATAGAACCTAGTGCACCTTGCAATCCTGTTTTAGATTGTGTTAGTGATTGTTGTAATGCGCTCAATGCTTCGGATACTTGGCTGTTAAATTGCTCACCTTCGCTTGTACCAAACTCGCTGTTGACACCGTCAACAACTGCAGGTAGTTCTTTGACTAGCATGTCAGATACTTGCTCAATCATTTTTTGCATTGCATCGACCATTTCTTGTGCGGCTAAAACAACCTGTGACTTCTCAACTTCTTCGTTTTCTACAACGATGCGTTGATTGTACATAGGCATTGCTTTAAGTTCACCGTAGTGATGAGTTAATGCTTGTTCCATGAATATCAATTTAAGATACGCTGAATTCTTTTCTGTACCAACTCCGCTTTTATTGGATTTGGTCTCGTTAATCAAGCCTCGTACCTTGTTTAGCATACGCTTAGTCTCAAAAGGTCCTAACTTATCCACACTGAATGTTTGGTTAAATTGTTCTTTTAAGGCTTGCTTAGCCATTAAACTTGGTTTCATGTTAAATTCTGTAAGTTTCATAGTGTTTTCCCAGAGTACTAATATTGTATTTATCAGTTTTGAATTATTTTGTGGTTTGCTCGGCAAATTTGCTCTGCTGCCACTTTTGCATTTTTCTTATATGAAGGTCCAATTCACATGTTAATTCTTTTTTCTTTATAGTGTTGGTCTGTAACTTATTCAAGTAGATAGCTTTCATATCTACATCTTTGGATTTTTTGTACATTTTTTTGTATAACTCTATATTGAATTCAGAACTATTTATTTGCTTATCAAGCATACTGACTTTATTAGATTCCATTATAAGATTTCTATGATCCATAGTAGCCCATGTTACTGCCGTCTTTAAGTCGCTGAAAGTGTTAATCTGTTCATTTCCTATATGTACGCTATAACAATCTCTTTCTTTAAGTATCACATATATACCAAACAACAAATATTCCCCATTACCATTGGGCAGTATCAATGACTTGAGTAGTTTTGTTGTTCTAGGAGAACTAATAATGTTAGTTAGTGCTGTGAACAGCTTATTTTCATCAATCATGTAACACCTCAAAGTATATATTTTTAAGCTCAGGACTTATATCTAAGAAATTAGGTAACTTGTCCCACTCATTCAATTTAGTAAGCATTGGTACGCTATCACAGTCAGTGTACAATGCTCCTAATTCTGTTATCCCATCGTCAAATACACTATAGTAATTTACAGTGAAATTAAATGCCCATTTAGGTACAGGTTTATCTTCAGTAGAATCAAACAAAAATCCAAAATGCTGAAACTCTGTAAATGTAATATCTTGTTTTTCAGGTACTGTTATGTCTTCAGGTTGTGAGCGCAATGATATAACTTGCAGTACTGTGTCAAAATTACATTGACGGTTTCTATCATTATTCCATCGCTTCAAAGCATTCTCATCTAAGTTAGATGGTGGTTTTCTATTTAATACACCAGTATTTGTAATATCAAATAATGTGTGGCATCTAATTTTAGTAGTCATGCTGTATTTATTGAAAATAGGTGAATTAGAATATTAAGTTATAGCCACAAAAAAACCCGAGAGACTCGGGTTTTTTAAGTAAACTAAAGATTAGTTTGTGAAAGTTGCACCGTTAGATGTTGTCCCGCCTGTTGCAGTATCCAATGTACCTGTTGTCCAAGCACCTGTTGGGTATACTGCAATTGCTAGAGTGTCAGTAGAGGCGTCTGTAACTTCATAGATGTATACAGTAGCTAATTGCTGAATTGCATCCATAGCTCCCTTTAATACTGCGCCGCTAGTAGCCACATTAGCTAAAGCGATAGTAAAAAAGTCTAATTTAGGACCTTGTGGTTGAACTGTGGCTGCCGATGTAGCTGCGTTAACTGCGCCAACTGTATAGCTAGCTGTGTCATAATTCATTACTGGCTTAAAGTCGCCATGTGTACGTGTTGTTGATGCCATGATATTTTTCCTTTAAAAGTATGAGTCATATAGACTCTACTTTTATTTATGCCAGGTACAAAAAAATGTTGGTTTTGGGTTAACTTTAGCCACGTCCAGCTAAGTGCTGTGCGCTAAAACCACCCAAACGGTCTACATATTTGACACCGTGTGCTACATAGCCTTCTTGGCTCTCTGCACCACCCTGTAAGTATCCCTTGACTGGACTTTGCTTCCCAGCAATGTCTAAGTCATTATATATGTGCATTTTTAACTTGTATATCTCACCCCAAACTCTATACAAATATAGCATACCTTTTTGATTAGCTTGGATGTGATTCAATATCATTTGTTTATTGTTATCTGTCATCTTTGCAGTAGCTAATTTTGTTTGAACATAGTTCATAAAATCTTTACCCATCATCTTTAATGCATTATTGATAACAGCATCACGTTGTTTGGGTGTTTGACTAGCACTTAAGCTAGGTGCAATCTTTCGTACTTCATAGTTAATATAGCTGGTAAGAAATCCACGGAAAGCATCATTTGTTGTTTTGTTGGCTAAGGGTATTCCAGCTACAAACTTGTCAATGCTAGGAGCTAGTGGTGCTAACATTTTCTTAACTCGTTCAATAGCATCATCCCATCCTCCGGAATTCATTTCAGGAGTGATTGCCATCTTACTAGGAAGTATAGCTATACTAGACTTTGGTGGAACTTGAAGTTGTCCTAAGCTACCATTGAGTGATTGTGCAAAATCAGTTGCTTTGTACGTTTCTTTTTTACCCTGTCGTCTAGCTTCTTGTGTAGCTTCTATTGCTTTTTGATGTGCATCAGCAGGTATGAACTGATGTATAGCTATACCAGCACGTTTACCTGTTATGTGTTGTTTTGCAAAATCACTATTTGCTTGAATCTTGTACTCAATACCTGTAGGATTAGGTCTAAAAATATAGAATCCATTTGTGTCTGCTAACGGAGCACCAAACAGTACATCACCCCAATAATACCCTAGTGTTTTAGGAGTTGCTTTTTGTAATCCAGGCCATAGATTAGTAACATCCTGTATCATAGTACCCCTGTCTACACCTCTGTTAACATCATATTGTGCAAACTGTTTAGGGCTGAATACATTTCTACCACTGTCATCTACTTTGTCAAACATATGCTTGTCCATGACTCTGAATTTACCATCAGGACCGTATCCAAATATCAATGCAGGACTACCGTCCCATTTGATTGTAGCTTGATCTGGCTGTTGTATAGTAGCTGTCATGTGTTTCAATGCGGTATCTAGCCCTCGACTACCTTGCATGATAACAATATCTTCAGGATGCGTTAAATGGGCTTTGGCTAATTCAGCCTCAGTCAATAGTAGTGCTGAAAGTTTATCAACAATGTTACTTAGATCCATTATCTTCTCTTAAACTTTTTAGACTCTTTTGGTTGTATATCACTAACATCTTGTGGTCTACTACCTGGACGGTATGCTTTTGAAATAGATGGATCTCTAGGTAAATTAGATTTCATTTTACGTGACAATTCATCGGCAGCTTTATTATATCCCGGCATTGATTGTTCAGCATCTTTAGGGGGTGTAGTAGACTGAGTACTTGTTGGTCTAGTATTTTGTTGTGTTCCTTGATCGCCGGGATAAGGTGTACCTTTAGTTCCGGCTGCGCTTGAACCACCTATACCTGAAGTTAAATCTTTGATTACATGAGCATATCTTGAGGCATCTTTTCTGCTTAGTAGATACGCAACATCTCGTAAAATCTTGTCTAAATCACTAGCTGAATTTGGTGTCCTATATAGTTGACCCAATGCATCCATTATCTTCTCAGCAGTTACACTAGTTTGATTAGGTGTACTAGTTGAAGCTTCGGGTTTGGCATTTATTTGTTTATTTAGAGGTGCGACCGGTGAAGTGAGTGCAGGAGAATTTTTTGAATTAGGTGTCGTTGGTCCTGTTGGGCTAGGTGTTGTAGGACCAGTAGGTGTCGTAGGGCTAGGTGTTGTAGGACCAGTAGGTTGAGTTGGTGCACCACCTCCACCACGTCTCGGAGTAGATCCACCTGAAGCTTCTGGTGCACCACCAGTTTTTCTAGAGTCACGGTATTTGTCTGCTAATATATACATATAATTAGCAACTTTTTGTAAAGATCCTGCGCCTGGATTAGGTCCGGCTTGTGTAGAAAGTTTAGTTAAATTCTCTATTTCTATAGGAGTTAAATTCCAACCATATTGTGCGGCATATGTTTTTAAATAATCATCTAAATCAAATCCACCTACTCCTGCACTTTTTGAAGATTTAACATTTAATGCTAATTGATTGGCAAATTTCTTTATAAAATTATTTTTAAGTGCAGCCTGTTGACCAGTCTGACCATATAATCCACCGCCAGTTACTTTATATAAACCGGATTTAATTGTATCGGCTAGGTCTTCTTTAACAACTGGTCTAATCTCACTGATTTTCATCATTTTTCCTTATACTTTTAGAAAATCTGCTCTTATCACGTGATTTAATAGCACTTAATAGTTTTTTCTCTAAAATAGATGCTTTTTCATTATCATAGTTCTTACTTATCATTTCTAATAAGTTGATGGCACTGGTGATAATATGCTCGGCACGACTCTCAATGAGGTACTTAGTATCTTTTTGATCGCCAATGGCTTGTAGTTCTTCCAACAGGCTACGTGTCTTTTTTTGCATGATGCAGATTCCCTATTGAGTATTTATCACTTTTTAAGATTGTTCAACATTGATTTTAATTTACTGCCCTGAACATCTGCCATAACACGATTTGTAACTGGTTCTAATTCTGATTCTATTTTATTATTAAATCCAACATTATTGTCAACTACAGTAGATTGAGTCCGTAATTTACTCATAATGTCATTGGGACTTGAATGAGATTGTTGCTTATCCCCATATCCCTCAGGATCGCTATCTGTGATACGCATGGTATCAATACTATATTCTAAATCAATTTTCTGACCTACGCCTGTTGAGCTACGTGATTTCATGCATTGAATCTGATACTTCCCACGCTCACGCATACTACGACTTGTAAAGATACCAAACACATTATCTGCTGTATTAATCTTACTGATACCACCTGCAATGTGACTATGATCGAACTCAATTTCTTCAACAGCACTACGATTTAACTGAGATGCTGTGACCATAAGAATACCTAATTCTTTTGCTAAATTACGTAATTCTTCTGAAACATATTTGTCTTTAATAAACTGATCGTTAGGATTAACTTTGACTGATACAGGCATAACGAGATCCAAATAGTCAATCATTACAAAGTCAACTTTGATTCCTGTCTGAATCTGAACTTCTTTCAAATATGAACGAATGTCATTAACATTACTTTGTGCAGGCAAACCTTTGACACGATATTGTCCTGACTTCTTACCTACCATCTTAACTCTAAGTTCAGTGCCCTCAATATCTTTACGAATATCTCGGGTACTCATACTTGTTAACATTGCATCTGTACGCAATGACGTTAGTTCTTCGCTAAGTTCCAATGAAACATAAACACCACTTAATCCTTGTTGTAACCAGTTCAATGCAATGTTCATCATGACCAATGATTTACCTGAACCTGAGCCACCTGCAAAGATATTCAATTCACCACGACTAAAGCCACCATACAACAATCTATCCATCTGGGGCCAACCTGTACTAACTTGTCCACCTGCATTAAAATATTTGTTGATACGACTTTTAGGATCAGCGAAATAATCTGTACCCATGTCTCTTTGCAAACTGATTTGTACCGCATCTTTGATTAGTTTCTCAACAGGACCAAAATCTCCCTTCTCAAGCATATCGGCTGACTTAAGAATTGCACGTTCTAGTTCTTGTCGTTTAGTAAAGGATTCAAATTCTTCTAAGAACCATTCTGTATGTTTTTCTCCGAATTCTTCGATTAGTGCAATGTCCATTCCTGTTGTTGCTTTAATCTGTGATATATCCGGAAGTATACTATACTTCTCGCTGTATTCTTTCATAAACTCAGCGACTGGTCTTATCGATTTATCAAAGTTGTCAGCATTCATAATGTTCATAACTCGGGTATACAATTCCGAATTAGTTAACATCATCTGCAAAAACAATCTTTGTACGTCTACGTTATAGTCCTTTAGCAATTTTCTTCCTGTTCATTTCTATTTTAATTTTACTATTTGTTGCACTCTGTAGTATACTCATTAGGGTTGGTAACTTCCCATATCTTACTACAGCATCATTAACATCTTTGATATCAGCTTCCCAATTAGGTAAGCTAACTTGATAACCCAATTCTAATGCTCTGTCACACATCTTTAGTCCTGTCTTATCTCTGTCAGGAACTACAATAATTTGTTTATTTAATGTTGATATTAATTGTGCTTGGTCATTGCTAATGTCATCGTGCATAACTGCGATACCGTCAATGCTTAATGCGTCAAATATACCTTCTGTCAATATACACACACTCCATTGATTCTTCTGTATATCAATATTGAATACGTAACCGGGTTGTTGTTCGTTAATGTATTTGGGGATTTTGTTGTCTAAGAATCTACTAGTGTGACCAACGATTTTATTCTTATATGTATAAGGGATAACAATACGTTGTGACATTCTACCAAACTCACGAGGAGTTACTAAGAAGGGGTAGTCATTATAATTTATCTTGCGTTTACTTAGATAGTCTATGTATACTTTGTGCGCTGGATTATTAGGATCAATCAAATCACCATCAGGCAATTGATGATCCTTGAATTTCATTTTGAAATTTATTCGTTTGGGCTGAGTGAAATCTAATATGTCTTTATGTGCTAGACTTTCTAAGCTCCACTTTTGTATTTGGTCAGTATCAACACCTAACCATGTTAGTAGTTGTTTTGCTTTAGGGGTAATTGTTTTACCTAATGTAAAGTTACAGCTAAAGCTACAGTTAAAACAATGATAGGTCCAATTAGTAGGGCCATCGAATTTAATTCCGCCCCTATGACGTTTATCTTGTTTATGACCACGATGACTACAACACGCCGCATTGAAGCTGTACCAACCACTGTGTGTTAGTTTACGTTTACCCGGTATCAGAGATAGAATATCAAACATACTAGTATTGTAGCATGTTTTTAGATGTAAGTCAATTTTTAACGGACAACCAGACTAGTAATATCACCAGTTGTTACGTTAGCATATTGTGCCCTTACGTAAGGATGGTATCCCTCACATAAGAAATATAAACTTTCGGTTGCGTTTGCAAATGTATTTGCTTCGTGTATGTTATACCAATCACCATTTGGGATAGTAGATCCTTGTATTACTACATCGCCGGTAAAGTTGTCCAATGACATTTGCACACCCAATATATCTGTGAATAATGGATTGTCGTATGTGCTGAATACACTGCTGTAGAATGTTACACCTACATTGCTTATGGGTGCGTGACTTGGGATAGTTACAGGAATAGTATTAATATATCCTGGTAATACACTATCAATAACTTTTACTGTACCACGTGCATTTGCATCGGGACTAACAAAGGCAGCT